AAAAATTAATAGAGAAAATAAAAATATGATAAAAAATATAAAAAAAAGAAACGGTGATATTGTTGAATTTGATGAGGCTAGAATTTTTAGGGCTATAGAAAAATCTTTTTTATCAGTCAAAAAAAATATATCTATAACAGTAATTGAGTCGGTTAAAAATCTGGTTATTAATCAGATAAATCAAAAAGATGATATTGACGTTGAGTACATACAAGACGCTGTAGAAAAATGTTTAATAGAGAGGGGGCATTCAGACGTTGCAAAAAGTTTTATTATATACAGAAATGAGCATAAAAAAGAAAGACAAAAAAGAGTACTTGAAGATATAAAGTCAAAAAAACTTGTCATACTTAATCATTACGGAAAGCAAGTAATATACAATCCCCTTTTAGTAAAATCAACAATAGATAGATTGGCAAAGGGTCTAAACCATATTAATATACATGATTTATTAGATACAATTAATAGGAATATATACCCAAAAATAAAACAGAGCGATATAAAAAAAATAATGCTTAATTCTTGCAGAGATAGAATAGAATCACACTATGACTATTGCACAATGTCTGCCAGAATTGTTTTAGACAATTTATACAAAGACAACCTAAAACTATCTAGCGATAATGATGGTTTTAAAGAAAGATATCAAAAGGGGTTTATGGCTTATCTAACAAAAGGCATATCGCAAGATATGATCAATGAAAATCTAATAAAATTTGATATCAAAAAAATAATGGATAACATAAATCCAGACGCTGATAAGCTTTTCACGTATTTAGGCGTACAAATGATCTATGATAGATACCTTTTAAGAGATAGATCAACGCAAGACGTTTACGAGTTGCCACAATGGTTTTTCATGCGTGTAGCAATGGGTTTGTGTATAAAAGAGTCTGAGCCCACAAAATGGGCTATTAAATTCTACAACGAATTGTCACAGATGAGAATAATGTCATCTACCCCAACATTGTTTAATAGCGGTACAAACTTTAGCCAGATGAGTTCATGTTATTTAAATACAGTTAGTGACGATTTGAACGGTATTTTCAAAGTGTTTGGCGATAACGCACAATTAAGCAAATGGGCAGGCGGAATTGGCACAGACTGGACTAATGTAAGGGCGTCTAATTCAATGATAAAAGGCACAAACGGGAAAAGCCAAGGTGTTATACCGTTTATTAAAATATTCAACGATGTTGCCGTTGCTGTTAACCAATGCTTTCACCCAGACACGAAAGTAATAACCAGTACAAACGCTAAGCCTATTAAAGACATAGTAAAAGGCGATTTAGTATTAACAGATGTAGGCGAGTATAAAAGCGTTTTAGAAGTCAAAGAGTATGAAGACTCTCATGATGTGGTAAGTATTAGAAGTAAATACAGCTTTTCACCTACTAAAGTGTCAGACTCTCACCCAATGTACGCAGTGGTATCAACCTCAAAATCAGAACCGTTGGCAAAAATAAATGAGAAATTAAGAGAAGATAAAATAGCACCAATATGGATAACTGCTAAAGGTTTAAAAAAAGATGATTTAATATGTACCCCTATTCCAAAAGATTACAAAAATATAAGCGATATTTCAGATGATGATCTGTACTTTTATGGCATTGTATTAGGAGATGGGACGGTAACATATAATGATAAAAATAAAACAGTAAAATGCAATATATATTTAAACACTAAAACTAAACTACATTTAATAGATAGTATTAAAAAATACTTAAATGAAAAAGACGTAGAGTATAAAATTAGTGAAAAAGGGGATAGTATCTATTTTTCAACAGGTGTTAACGGAACTAATTATAAAAAAATGGACTTTTTATACAAATACAAAATGTATGATGATAAAAAGAAAAAATATATACATGATTCTATATTGCACTTACCGCCGGAAAGATGTTTACATGTTATAAAAGGGCTATTATTTACAGATGGTTGCGTATCTGATGAAAATGAGTTAACATTCACTAATACGTCTGATTCTATTGCATATGGCATTAAATATATTCTGTTAAAAAATAGAATACCATGCAGGGGGAATTGGAGAACAAGAACCAGAAAAGCAGACGGTGAAGTATTTAAAAAAGATTGTATAACCCTAGAAAACTACACAACAGATTTAGGATTAGCTCATAATGGTGGAAAACGAAAAGGGGCAATGTGTGCCTACATAGAAATATGGCATGATGATTTTGAACAGTTTTTAGAGCTAAAGAAAAACACAGGTGACGAAAGAAGACGAGCTCATGATATAAATACTGCCTGTTGGATTCCTGACCTATTTATGGAGCGTGTGAAAAATAACGGTAATTGGACTTTTTTCTGCCCCTCTTATGTCAAAGACCTTCATAACTCTTATGGAATAGAATTTAACCAAAAATACGAAAATTACGAGAGAATAGATACTATACCAAAGCGAACAGTAAAAGCAGTTGATCTATGGCGAAAAATGATCACAATGCTATATGAAACGGGTCACCCTTGGCTAACATTTAAAGATAGTATTAACCTAAGAAACCCACAAGACCATGACGGCGTTGTAAACTCCTCTAACCTATGTACTGAGATAACATTAAATACAAGCCCAACAGAAACAGCGGTATGCAATCTTGCTAGTATAAATCTTTCAAAATTTGTTATTAGTGATGGTCTATGGAAACCTAAAAACAGGTTACATCATTTCAGACTAATGCAATCAGTATCAATTGCTATTAGAATGCTTGATAATGTTATTGATTGTAACTATTACCCCACTAAAGAAGCAGAGAGAGGGAGTAAAAATAGTAGAGCAATTGGACTTGGTCAAATGGGCTTTCAAGATGCATTGTATAAGCTAGGTATTCCATTTGATTCAGATGAGGCAATTAATTTCGCTGATAAATCAACTGAATTAATATCTTATTACAGCATACTAGCTAGTTCTGAATTAGCCTCTGAGAGGGGTAAATATCCAAGTTATGATGGTAGCCAATGGGACAGGGGGCTAATGCCATCAAATACTATTAAATTTATGAATAGAACAAGATCAGAAGATGTCAAGATGGATACTGGATCAACTCTAGATTGGGGGCATGCTATTAATAAAGTTAGGGCTAATGGGGTTAGAAATAGCAATATGCTAGCGATTGCACCGACTGCCAGTATATCTAATATAACGGGCGTCTATCCCTGTACAGAGCCTGCCTATAAAAATATGTACATGAAAGAAAACCTATCAGGAAATTTCATTGTGATTAATAGGCACTTAATAGACTGCTTGCAAAGTATTGGTAAATGGACACCAGAGATACTGAATAAGATCAAAATTAATAACGGATCAATACAAAATATAACGGAAATACCAGAAAATATACGAAATATATATAAAGAAGTTTTTGAAATTGCCCCAGAATGGATTATCAAAGCAGCGTCAAGACGTCAAAAATGGATTGATCAAGCTTGCTCAACTAATATATTCACAGTAACTACAAGCGGTAGATACTTATCTGATATCTACATGATGGCTTGGGAATATGGACTAAAAACAACTTACTATCTAAGAACACTCGGGGCATCTCAAGTAGAAAAAAGTAACGTTAATGCTATAGATAACTCCGGTGAGTGTGAGGTATGTCAATAATCGTGATAGACTTAAATTATAATGATTATACACAGTTTATCAAAAGCGACTTTTTCTTCTGTAAATACAACAATTTCTAATCAAACGATCAATCAAACAATCACAGCCCCTATTGGGGCTAGTGAAGATGATCCCGCCAAATGTTTTGGGCAACAGGTGATATTTTCATGTTTAGTTGTGGTTATTTTAGCGTCTCACTTTTTTATTTGTTTAAGAAATAGCCGGATACAAGATGCTTTAACGTTTGAAAGAGAAAAAAACGGAACGCTAGATATTGAAAATATAAATCTAAGAAAGAGAATACAGGATGTTTGCAGAGATAATAGAGACCTTAAATTAAAAAATAAGTCGCTATCAGATCGGTTAGCCGTTTTAAATACAGCATATGCAGGAAATACCCCGTCACAAAGCCAATCATCAGATGATAACGGAATGGGGGTCGGTATACCCTTATCAATAAACATACCGCCACCTATACCTGTGGCAATAGGTAAAAATAGGCTAAAAAAAAAGTAATTTTATTTTGATATATAGTTGTATACCAAGTTTATAATAAAGCTTGCTACACCGCCTAATAGGGTCAGTAAAGTAGTCAAGACAATTCTATCTACTTTACCTGAAAATAGCTTCATGTTTGTCTTAATATCTTTTACTTCTTCTTTAAACTCTTTTCTTAAGTTCTGTATGTCATCCCTTAAGCCGGTTACTATTTTATCTAGTGACTCAATATCTTTTTTTGCCACTGTATACTTCAGCTCCATTTCGTGTATCTTGCTTTCTACTATTTGGTGAAAATTGCATTTTTGAGTCATGTTTTTTTTTCTGAACTATCATTTTTAACACTATAAATTATAAAGCTTTTTATATTATTAATCAATATCAGCTCCTTGTTATTTTATTATCCTATTATATATATCGTTACTATTAGCCAATGCTTAAATTATTGGTTTACAGAAATAAAATTTTTTGATAATATTTTAAATGGCATAGTCTCCCTCACTATCTATATTGTAGTCAACCAAAAAAAGTTGACTACAATGAATATACTACAAATTATATTTATCAATTAAATACTTTTTGTATAGTGAATTATCTACACCAGTACTACCAATATGAACCCTAAAATACTCACGCCCCTTTTTTACTATTTTTTTTGTTATTTCGCATTTGTATATGTCTTTATCATCAAACCCGTATTTTTTCTGTAATATGTCTTGCAGTGGTTTTACTGGGTTATCATAGTCTGAACCCTTATTACTAAAACCAAACTCGAAAACAACGAAATACGGGGGCTTAGGTAACTTTTTATTAGGTAGCTTTAAATACAAAATCTGTTCATATATTTTGTATTGCTTAGTCTTGTATCGTTTACCCTGCCAGCATAAATTAACAGATAGTGGCTTTATATCAATTTCTAAGTTCATAGCGTTGTTATTACTATTATCTCATGAGTGTCAACTATACACTAAAAATACTTGTATTAGTATTTGCCATGTTGTCAATAACAATGTACAATAGTGATATAGCTTATAAAAATACGTGGAGTAACAAAGTGATAGATAAAAAGGATTATAAAAATTATATTGAAATTTTTGAAATGGCTAGAATTAACCCTATTTATACATTACAATCAGCATCGGAAGAGATAAGAGATGAAACCGAAATAATTCTACTATGTGTTGAACAATTTGGTCTTTTACTAGAATATGCATCTGACAGGATAAAGAACAACAAAAAAGTTGTATTAACTGCTGTTAAAGAAAACGGGCGTGCCCTAAAATATGCATCAAAAGAATTACGTAATGATAAAGAAGTAGTATTAGTCGCTGTTAAACAAAATGGTAAGCTTTTAAAATATGCATCTGATAGATTGCGTAATGATAAAGAAGTAGTGCTAACAGCTGTTAAACAGGACGGTACGGCTTTAAGGCATGCATCAGATAATTTACGATATAGTATTAACAGCTGTTAAACAGGACGGTAGGCCTTTAAAATATGCATCAAAAGAATTGTGTAATGATAAAGAAGTAGTATTAGTCGCTGTTAAAGAAAACGGGTATGCCCTGCAATATGCATCTGATAGATTACGTAATGACAAAGAGGTAGTATTAACAGCTGTTAATAAATGTGAATGGGGTTTAATATATGCACCTACTGAATTACTTAATGATGAAGAAGTCGTATTAATAGCTCTTAAGCAATATTATAACGCTCTAGCATATGCATCACCAAGACTTAGAAATAATACTATATTAAAGTTAATCGCTACAAAAAAAATTCCATGGACATTAGGCTTTTTGTTATTTAAATTCAGAAAACTAATAAAAACAGGTATTAATATATTTAATTAATTACTGTTTGACATGTTGTCAATAACAATGTATAATAATAGTATAGCTTATAAAAATACGTGGAGGTATTTACAATGACAGACTACCAAACAATAGCAATTAACTTTATTAGTAATCAAGAATCAATCGGCAATACTACGCTAGTTAGAAATATAGCCGAAAAATATAGAAAGATGGGGCTTAATGTTCTTCTTGTAGAATTTGACGCAATCTATAATCGTAATACAAAAATTCAAGAACCTGGTATTTACACAAGTCAAAACCTAAATAATAAAGCAATAATAAAAGTAAATGAAGAAAAGTTTGACGATGATAAAAAATACGATGAGATTCATAATTACATTAAAGAATTCAGAAAGTATATAGAAAACAGCGTATTCGATCTTGTTTTGTTTGACTCTATAAATGACTATGATATTACAAAATACATATCAGATAAAATATCGGATTATAATATATTCCATATTGATTCAGAGAATGAATGCTACAAGAAATGTATAAGGTCTATTAGTGAAAAATTGGATCAGATTAATCATCGATTTTCTACTGAAAGCAATACGCCTGTATTAGGGTTCATTGACCAAGAGCAAACAGTCGGCAAGTTTGTACCACCTTGTAAATGCTTAAAAGATGAACCTACAAATCTAGGCTCTATTTATAGGTCAGAAAATATATTTAGGTCTTTAGACACTCTTGGTACATCGTTATTTTCAGTAGAAAAAATAATAACAACCAATATACTAGACGATGAATTTTCATTTGTTTTAGAAAGTTACGATTATGTAGTATCTAATATAAATATGAAGGTAAAAATTAATGAGCTGGTTCAGCATAATTTCATAGAGTCCCTATACGATAAAAACCTTTTTATCTACGAACGGTTAAACACATTAGTTAATAACTTCCCTAATATACTCATAGAATCATATTGTCCTAGTCAGAAAACTATAATGCATCATCTATGCAGCCTAGAAAAAACCATTGCAATATCTATGCTTATTGAACAGTGTATATCTGAAGACCCCAATTGTTTATCTCCGATAGATGAGTTTGGCGACACGCCACTGCATATACTTTTCTCAAAGGGTTATAATTTTCTTTTATTTTCAGAAGTTCTAACCCGTGCTGATACTAATATCTTAATAAAAGATGATAATGGGTTAGACTGTTATGATTTTCTTCAATATATAAAAGATAAACACTTTAGCCAACTAAAAGAAAACTCAAAGTATTTTGAAAAAGATATGAAAGAATTTGAGATATTAGAAAATTTGTTTAAAGATATTTACAAAAAGTATGAAAGTGTAATTTAATTATTATTATAATGAGTCTTCATATAAATTTAGATAATACACATAGTATTAAGTTTTATAAATATATTAAAAACGGATATTTTAGCTATAAACAAGATGGTGTAATTTATGTAGAAGTAGAAGGAGAAAGTAGAGAAGGTATTATTGACGGTACTTGCGAAGAGATATCAAAAGAAACCTTAAAAAGTTATATTGATAAATTGCAAGAATTATACGATTCAGTATAAAAAAAATACAAAAGTATGATATAATTATTATTATATGGTAACAGAAAACTATAACAATGTTGTTAAAACTACTGACTACATAACCAAAAATTTTCAGCTACGAGAATTTAAAGTGTCCGACTCATTCCCAGAGTTAGCGAGCAAAATAAAATTTACTGACCAAGACCTAATGGCAATTGAAATACTATGCTTAAGAGTGTTGCAGCCCGTTCGAGATAAGTTCGGGGCACTCAGGATACTATCAGGCAAGCGAAATGAGCTGTTAAACGAAAAAGTAAAGGGTAGCCCAACGTCTGACCACTTAACGGCTAATGCTTGCGATTTTACGCCAATTAGTGGTATTACAACTGACTTAGTATTTGATTGGATTGTGGAAGAGTCTGGTATTGACTTTAGACAGATAATCTATTACACCGATGAAAACTTTATACACGTATCTTGCAATGTTCCATTTAAGACTAGACGCAATGATCGATTTGTTAAAGAAAACGGCGTATTAACAAAAATATAATAGTTATTTTCTATAGTACTGAATTGCTAAAGTCAAGCAATTTCTATAAAAAGTCCATTTTTTACCGATATTTTTAAATAGTTCGTTTTCTGGTATGTCTTTAATCTTGATTCGTTTATACTGATTTAATTCGCAATACTTAGTTTTTATAAACTCACCCTTATGATATTTGTATTGATAGCCGTTTTTTAGTATAGAGAACTTTAAAGAAATACTATTTATAAACGGATATAATAGCTTAAAATTTGGTCGCGAGGGTTTAATTAATAAATAAGTTTTAGTATCAGTTATATTGCATTTGTGCATATATGATCAGAAAGTCTATTATATCAGCTTATGATTAATTAAAAAATTCATGTTATTGTTATTCTATTACAACTTACTGAATAATAAAAACTTTCTAATAAATAATGGTCAAAAGGTGTCGATTTCGACACCCTTTCAACATTGCTATTGCCACAAAGTAGTATTAAATGCGTTAAAAGCTTTTAGCTCCACTAAGTCCATCTTTTCAACAGACTCTTCTAATTCGTCTGATTTTTTTCTGATTTTGTCAACCCCTTCTTTAATTTTCCCAAGATTTGTCAAGACTTCTCTATCAGCGTCTGGTAATTGATAGCTTGGATTGTTTTTTAGTTGTTCTTTTTCTATACATAAAATCTTAATAGCTTCACCCTGTAGGTTGTTTTGTTTCCATATAGGGTAATCTTTTTCTATTAATCTTCTAGCCATTTCTTTTATGTTAATAATTTTTTGTATTTTATATTTTGGTAATGTTTCTGTTACTAATCTTTCTTTTAATTGATCATCGGACATAACGCCGATTATTTCGTCAGATTCTTTAATGTCTTGTTTTTTTATGTAACGTTTGCCCTACTCTGTATATTTCTTTATATGTAAGCTTATTATCATCGTCTATATCTATATCAAGATATATTACTTGAACTATCATATTAGTCCCCCTGTTGCAGTTTTAAATATCTTACCATTTCCTGTTCCAGCGTAAACATAGCCATCAGAATGTGATGTTAATGAAGATATAGTATCCTCAGTAGTATCAGCTACTTCTGTCCAAGTAGTACCATCATTACTCCTGAATATCTTGCCACCACTTCCTGTTCCAGCATAAACATATCCATCAGAATGTGATGTTAAGGAATATATATAACTCTCAGTAGTATCAGCTACTTGCGTCCATGTAGTACCGTCATTACTCCTGAATATCTTGCCATTAGAACCTGTTCCAGCATAAACATATCCATCAGAATGTGATGTTAAGGAATATATACGAGACTCAGTAGTATCAGCTACTTCTGTCCAAGTAGTACCGTCATTACTCCTGAATATCTTACCATTAGGATATGTTCCAGCGTAAACATAGCCATCAGAATGTGATGTTAAGGAATATATATAATTCTCAGTAGTATCAGCTACTTGTGTCCAAAGTGATAAGTCATTAAGAAAAGTTTGGCTTAAATTATCAAAACTGATTTTCTTTAAATTATTGCTATC